TTATCTTCTAACTTATGACCTTTCATATTTTCATTATAATATTCAAGCTCTTCTGGTGATAACTCCTCAAAGTTTTCTAATTTTTCTTCTATACGTTTCCACCTTGATATAATTAACCAATGTTCATCTATTACACTCTCAATCTCTACCTTATCCATTCTATTCACCTTCATATATTTTTACATCATATGGGCCTCTATGAGATATTACTACCTCTTCCTCATACGGTAAACCAAAATATGGATGTGCAAATCTTACATCATCTAAATCAAAATCTCTATATATTATTTGACCTTCTTTACCTGCAAAATCCTTTGCTACTTCAATATTCGTTGTATATGACTCTAATGGTGCTGATAAATATTGAGAATCTTTTTTAGTTGTTGATCCTCTATATAGCCTAACTTTCTTTTCTTTATATTTTCTCTCAAATCCCGCTCTATGATAAGCTGATGCTTTTAAATACTCCTTTTTATATTCTTCAGTTATCTCGCCATTATAATCTATAATATCTCCAAATGAATCTTTTCGTGGTGGTCTAAACTTATCAGATGTTGTAAATGATCTCTCAGTTTTTATTAATTTTAGGCCTCCTTCATATTGCACTGACCTTGTCCAATCTCTGAGATCACGAGAAATATTAGGACATTCTTCTTCTATAAAATACTTCCACTCTTGATCTGTAACTTCCGGATGATCATTTAAATATCGTCTTGCTACTTCTAAATATTTATCATGATAACTTTGATATTCTCCAAATAACGGATCTTCTTCAAATTCTAAATCAGGATTTTTGTCTTTAACTTCATCTTTACTAGTTAAGGGAATTACCTGACATCTACAGTTATGAACTACTATTCCTTCTGCTATATAGGACTCATCTTCTTCAACGCTAAGATTGTATAATTTTGTATTCTTATTTAATTTCCATTTTATAATTTCCCTAATAGGATATGAAATAAGTTCATGTTGTCCGATAGTATTTGCTAATAAACATATTTTATCTGATTCTTTAATATCTCCTGCTTCCTTCCATATTGGACTAGTACTTCCTTCCTCTATAACTAATATTGGATGATTTGATGTTATTGTAATACCTTTTTGATTTAACACTTTAATTACAAGATGAACTACCTCAGTCTCATTTCTAATTCCTTCATTTCTTGGCAAAGCATATACCTTTTTAAATCTCCCTTTATGTGTCAAAACATAGTCTCCAATTTTTATATCACCTATCGCTTTCCATCCTTCTGATGTATATATTTTTACTTGTCTATCTAAGAAGCAGTTTGGATGTCTTGGTACTTTATTTCTTAACTCATCTGGCGTTCCCTCTTCACCATTTCTTGCTATACACTCAGAACAACTTCTTTCATCTTCTATACATCTAATATACCCTTTACATTTAAGATGAGATAATCTAGTACACATTCCCCAATTAAACGCTCTATTTGTTTCTGTTCTATAAATAACTTCTGCTCTACTTTTGGTCATACCCTTTGTTCCTTCCAGCTTCTTCCACAAATCTTCAGCTGTTCCACCTTCTTCAATTACTGTTTTAACATAATGAAGAGTCCAATTACGAGTAGTGGCATCAAGATCCTTGAAATATTCTCTTCTGTAATTGTCTAAGAATCGTCTTATTGAATAAATTGGAGCAAACTTTTCTCTTTTTTCTATATCGTCAATATCAAAGTCTTTCTTCCATTCAGATTTTATCTTATAGTAGTAATCAACAAAACTAATTCCATCTATATACGCTTTTATCAATGGATCATACAACCCATCAACTATTGCATTGCTTAATTCCTTATAAGACACCTTTTCTATATCAGCTAAAGTCATTCCTTGATCTCTTCCTCTACAAATTTAGTAATTTCTTCCTTTACTGAATTTCTAAAATCATCAAATCTCTTAGAGAACTTTTTGAAATCTTCCTCATATAACTCCTCTGGTGTGTATCCTTCTTTACTTATTTTCTTAAATTTATCATCCTTACTACTCTTATCAATCTCAATTGATTTAGATGTCTTTTCTTCTTCCTCAGGATATTCCGGTAAATTGAATATATTCCTAATTTCATTCTTAGTTAATACTCCGAAACTGTTTTCATTAGTATTCAATAATGGAGCAATCCATTTAATTGCCTCTGCCTCTTCAGTTGGTGAAATATCTCTAAATAATATTTTAACTGGTGTTTCTTCTCCCACTATATCCACAAATATATTTTTTGATACAAAATTCTCCAAAGTTATCTGCAAACTTCTAATCATTCTTTCAAATAGTTTCTGTCTAACTTTACCTGATGCTTCCGTGCTACCTTTACCAAGTCCTAATGCCTCTTCTGGAACATTAAACCCTGCTACTAATTCATTAAGGAAATAAGTTGTATATTCTTCTATATTCTCTACTCCACTAGTATCTAATCCTACAATATTTATAAAATCTGGAGTTATAAACTCTGTCTTTGAATTTATATCTTGGAATTGAATAGCTGTCTGCTCTATATCACTACTTGAAGGTATTATATCATGACTAATATCTCCAACTTTTACATGATATTTTGGAAATCCATGATGTAGAACTGCTGATATAACTGCCTCATCCAATTTTGTCTTCCTTACAATAGTATCATAGTTAGAACCTACTTGAGAGATACCATAACAAGATGATGGAATGGAATAAAACTTAAGATGATACATTTCTTTCTGAGGTTCAAATTCTATCTTTTTAAAAGAAGTACTCTGAATATAAGATAACTCATTGCCCTTGTCATCGGATATTATCTCAATTGTTTTTGGATCTACTAATGATAAATCTACAAAATCACCTTTAGTATTATAAATCTTCTCAATGAAAGCATCACCATATATTAGGGTATGTCTCGTTGCCTCCGATAAAAATTCAGAGAAGTTTAATTTTGAAATAAACTCTTCTACCTTACTTTTGGCATCTTCGTCCTCTGATGATATATCCCACTTGGTTCCTATTGCAGTTCTAACTATTGTATTTATACAAGCAAATACTACTCCATCCTTCACATACATTTTCTCGTATTTTAAAAGATCAGATACTGACCTATAAGGGTTATTTAAATTAGCCAGATTAAGAGGAGAGGATACACTCCTAAATTCATGTACTTTTGAATCTGATTTACTCCTTCTAAACAATTTCAAAAAACTCCTAAAAACATTATTATCTTCTTTCATTTCAATGTGAATTACCCTCCTCTTTATGATACATTTTTAAAAATGATTTCAAATTAACACTTTTTTGCTAACTTCTTTATGCTATATTTTGTTTATAAGATGTAGTAAAACATCTTATGGTTTTTACTGATTGTTTTTGCTGTTTTTCTCATAAACACTGATTTGCAATAGTTTTGCAATATATACCATTATCCCGAATATTAACATTATAATTATTTGTATGACAAATATTGCTACTATTACTGGCATTATTGTTTCATAGTCAATCTGATTTCGTAACATGTTTGTTGATAATAATGCTATAAGTGCTATACATGTACCGCTTATGGATAACATAAAATATTTCATACAAGTTTCCAATCGCTCATCCGCTTCATATTCCTTTATTTTATCTTCATCTTCCCACCAAACCATTTTTAAACCTTCACTAAATCATCTCAAAAGGACATCTCTTTTAAAATCTAATTCAGTGTAAATGATATTTCAATCTCTGAGACATATTTATTTTCATATTTTAAAGAATTTGTAATAAACTTTACTTCTTTAATGTTATTGAACTTTCTTCTATATGCCTCCCAAACATCTACTGCTTTTGAAATGTATCTTCCTCTTGCTTTGATACTAAAACTTTTGTCATTCTTACAAGATAATATTTTCATAACATAATCCATTACTGGTTTTTGTCCTATAAGTATGTCCATTTATACCCTCCTTGCATACGATCCAATCCAAACTCTTTTATCCAAATCTAAAATATGCGATTTCTTCGTTGAAATACTAACAGCTATTTCTAAAGCATCAAATAAATCATCATGAGATGCTCTTGGAAACATTCTTAACTCATTTACTAATTCTGTATCTCTTTTATTAAAATATATTTGACCATTCTCAAAATACACACTTAGCCTACTTGCTCTAGTTATCTTATCTGAAGTTTGAGAAACTGTTTTTACTGGTATTCCTGTACTCTTGATTTCATTTGCCAATGCTAATTGGTAAGCATTTGATTCTATTCCTACCATTACAGGATTATACTTTTCATATTTAGTCATAATTTTATCTATCTGCTTACTTAGAGATATATGCCCTCTCCAAGCATCTACTACATATATATCACCAGTTTGATTATCCTTTGCTATAGTCACTATTGCAAAATAGTCTCCTTTTTTACTCGCTGCTAAATCTACTCCTTGATAAAATGTAACTGAAGGTGGTAGAAATTCATAATATCTAAAATACTCTTCTTTGAATATTGCATCTTTTACACTAACTATTTCATTCTGATATTGCATAGCGAATACTTGAGGATTAGGTTTTTCTATCTCTTTCAATAATGATATAGGAAACCTTTCTTCCCAATATGATTTGCCATCTGGAAGAACTGCACGATATATTCTAGTTTCATAATCTGCTTTAGTTATTTGAGAATAAAAATCATCCTCATGCCATCTTGTCCCTATTATATGTATCTCTCCATTTGGTTCTAACATAGGAAGTAAAGTTTTGAAATACCATTCCCACACATTTTCTCTCTGATAACTCGTCTTAGAATTTTCTTCGTCAACTATATCATCCAATATTATCATATCTACATGCCTACCAATTAATGCTCCATTTAAACCCAGTGCTGTTATTGAAGCTTCTTTCTGAATACCATGTCCTTTTAAATCTAACTCACCTGTTGACCAAATATTACCTCTAATATCTCCAAACATATCTAATATTTGAGTACTCTCAAGATATGCTCTTATTTGTCTTAGGAATATCTCAGCCTGTCTTTGTGTATTTGACACTACCAATGTTCTAATATTTCTATCTATTAGCGACCTCCATACTGTATATCCTACTGTTAAAACAGTAGATTTACCACTTCCTCTTGGTGCTAATATCACGGTAAACCTATTCTTTTGAACAAAATCAAGCCACTCAATATGAAATGGTTGGAGAGTTACTCCTAAAACTTCTCTTTCAAATAATATTGGAGATTGAATCTTGAAAAAATTTAACTTTAGATTCTTATCTTCAATCATTTATTAATCTCCGATACTCTAAATTTACCTCTTTTTAGTTATTTAATTTCATAAAAATTATAACATTTAGTTCCATAAAAATTATAACCTATATATTGCTTATTCAATCTATCCTTTGTAATCTTAATAGGTAATTTAGAATTATCACAGCCTATCCATCTTCTCCCGAGTTTCTCTGCAACTGCCAAGGTTGTACCAGAACCACAGAAGAAGTCTGCTACAAAGTTGCCTTCATTTGAAGATACTTTTACAATTCGTTCTAAAAGAGCCTCAGGTTTTTGATTTAGATAACCTTGCCACTCTCTTTTAGTTTCATTTCTTTTCATATAATCAACACCATGCACAGGCTTAATTTCCCACCAATCCCGCAGGGGAGTTCCCTTTGATTTATCTAAGTATTGTTTATACCTTCCGCCTTTTCCATCAGGTTGCAATTGAAAGAGACGTCCACACTCATCTTTACGTGTAAAATATAATTTTACATAATTTTCATCATAAGGTTCGTATTCCACATTAAAAACATAATTATCCATTTTAGTATAATATAAAATACTGTCGTGTTTTCTTGAAAACTTATACTTAACTGGTGCCTCTCTACCAGCATAACACCAAATTATTTCATTTCTAAAATTCTTCTCCCCAAAGATCTCATCCATCATCACCTTGACATAATGCCCTGCATGCCAGTCTAAATGAACATAAATTGAACCTGTCTCTTTTAAAATTTCTCTCATTAGTATTAATCTCATCCTTAAAAACTCTAAATATTGATCATCTTCTAATGTATCATAATAACACAATTCATCATTCTTATTTTTAAACTTTTTACCAGTCATAAAAGGAGGATCTATATAAATTAAATCAATCCCTTCAAAATTATTCTGTTTCTTTAAATTATATAAATAATATAGTAACCTTAAGTTATCTCCATAGTATAACTGATTCTGAGAATCATTATTCTCTATTAAATCTATAGTAACATCTACTTGTTTATTTAAAATATCTGCTATAGATTGTTTATTTGGATATACAATATTAACATTTTTCATGATCACCACAAACTTAAAATATTAATTTATATTATTAGTAGACTACAGATCCTCATCTTGTAATTCTAAACCTTTCTTCTTTCCTTTATACTCAAAATTATTACTAAATAACGAATCATGTTCTTTTACTATAGCTTTCCATTCCTCTTCAATATCATCGTAATGATTAGCTAAATTTGATGTTCCTAACCTATGATTCAAAGCATATATGTCTCCATGAGTGCTCTTATCACCAATGGATACCTTTTGAATGGTTTGATCATTAATTTTTTTTCTTCTTTGATATGAATTCATAACTAACTCCGAATTAACTATTTTTCTACAAATTTCACAATAACTAAAATTTCTTCCTTTTTTATTCCATCTTGGTTTAATTACACAACCACATCTTTTACATTTATTATTATAATTTTCTGATTCTAATATATTATAAACCGATTGTGTGCTTATTCCTACTATCTTTCCTATTTTGTATACTGGATGCCCATCTTCAAATTTCTGCTTAACTAATTGTTTAACTTCCTCCCGTATCATTTTACATCTCCACATTAATATATTTCCTTCATATTATATTTAAGTGTATTATCTACTTTCAACTTCCTCCTAAATATAGTAAATCCAATTCTAAATCTACACTATCTTCTATATCTCCTATCTTTCTATGTCTAATTAACATTTTAACTTTATCCATTTCTTATCACCATATATACTATACTTTTATAGGTATATAAACCTTTTGGCTATTATATCTTTAGTCTTTCAATATCATTTTTAAAGTTTTCTGATGAGAGACTCCTTTTAATCGTTCAATAGCTTTTTTAGTATATTCTTCTGATATATCAATTCCTAGAAATCTTCTATTCAACTGCTTTGCTACTTTTGTAGTTGTTCCAACACCATTAAATGGATCTAATACTATATCATTTTCAAAACTGAATAGCTTTAATACCCTTTCTACTAATTCTTCCGGAAACATTGCTGGATGCTGAAATTCTTTCATGTTTCGTTCAGGAGCAATATCCCACTTTGCATAAACCCATTTTTTAAATTCTTCATCTGTAATATCAGCATTTTTACTTTCTCCTTCATGTTTTAAATCTCCTTTTGAGAAGACTTCTAAAAATTCCCAAGAATATTTTATATATGGATTACTTGGACTCTTCCAAGACCCCCATGCTGTATACTTAGCACTATAATTATGTTTGTCCCATATAATTTCAGCTCTCCATATCATTTTATTTTTCATAAAGAAATTTGAAATTATATGATGAGTTGGCACATAATCAAGATATGCTGGTTGAATATTAATTACAATTCTACCACCATACTTTAATACTCTTATACACTCTTTAAATATCCTAAATAATTTATCAAAATAGGAGATCCAATTTACTTCATCTTTATAATTATCATACTCTAATCCAAAATTATAAGGTGGTGATGTAAAAATTAAATCTATGCAATTATCAGGAAATCCTTTTAAAATATCTTCAGAATCTGAACAAATTATTTTATTTTCAAACTCTTTAGGCAAGTCATTATTTATTCTTAAAAAACTATTATCTACAGCATAAAAATACCTTCCTCTATTCTCAATCTGCTGTTTTATGTTTATTGCCTTATTTTCTGTATCTTGTATCATTTCCTTTATCCTTATTTCATCTAACTTACTTTTTGTAATCTTCTCCATTTTGATTTATTAAACATTTAAGTTTTTCAATCGTATCTCTACATCCAAACCATAAATGACCATCCAAATCAATTACTCCTATTTTTTTATCACAAGCTAATCTACACAATTCATCTAGTAATTCAGCAAACTTGTAATCTTTGACTACATTTTCTAATTCATCACAAGTAAATACCTCTCCTTTATGATCCATTAGAAATTTAATTAACTTTTCATCTCTCTCTATAACTCTATTTAACAAATCTTCAATTTTCATGTTAGCTATCTCCTTTCAAATTATATGTTCCATTATATAAAGATTCATCTTCCTCTCGTTCTAAAAATATCAGTTGTAATATTCTTGCATCCTTACTTATCATAATGCCTGATCTATTGAAAACAACAAGCAAAGCTTGACAATACCCATTAAATCCACTATCAAATACAGCTGTCTCTACAGTGGCTCCCATTCTTATTAAACTTGAACGTGGATATGCTAATGCTACTATATTAGAAGGTATATCCAATTTCTCATTAAAATGAACAAGATAAATACTTGATGCTAATTTTACTTTATCATCAAAAAATCTTAGTCTTATATAATCAGGTAATTTTCTACCTGAATTATCAAAATCTATTACTCCTTTACCTTCTATAAAATCTATCTGTGATACAGTCATATCAAATCCATTTGGTTGTAACTGAGTATCTAAATCTTTATATTCAGAAATCATACCACTTGTAATATATGCCTTAATCTGAGACTTATTTAAGATCATTCTTCTCCTATTCTTATTGTGAATTTTAGACATAACTTATCAACGAATACAAATATATAGGCTAGGTCAGGTAGGCTCAGAAACATACGTAGAAACCATATGTTTTTGACCAATTTTTACGTAGAAACATATGGTTTTACCCATACCTACGCTATTAAACATATCTTCTTCCTTTACCTAACCTATCATTTTTAATCTAAAAATTATCTAATACTAACTGATGTTTATCCTTTAGAAAAATGTGCTTTACTCCTATCAAATCAATCAATTGTATATATTTATCCATAGAAATATCTTTAATTAGACAACTATAATTCTCTTCATCATTGTCATATACTTGAATTTTTACTCTATAGGATTTCATTCATCCATCTCCACTCGGGGTGCTAATAATACAACTATATCTCCTTTTCCTTCTGCTAACTTAGTACTTATCTTAGAAGGATAACTTGATTTTAAAGTCATGTGGACTAAAGTTGAAGTTGAAGGTATCATATTTCCCAAAATAGATATATAATCAATATCAAACATAGTATGAGCATCTTCTGTGTATTGATAATTACTAATATCAACTTCCTCTAATCTCATTTTGGTTAGATCACCGGTACAATTAATTTTTACTTGATCTTTATTTGCCTCAAATACAATATCACTATTAATCTTTCTACAAATATTAATTAATTCTTTCAATTTAGCTCCGGGTATGTCAAACTCTACTGAAGATGCTATTTTAGGAATTTTAATCTTCCTAATACTATCAACATCTAAAAGTCTTATATCAAAGTTATATTTATCTTGAGCCATAGTCAAAATTGAATTAGATGAACAACCTAAAGTCAAAACTTTACCACCACTTACATATTTAGATAGTTCCTCAATAGGCACACCTAATTCAAAAGGCTCATCTTCATCAAGATACAAGAATGCTTCTTTATGTAATTTTGCATCTAACATACATACATTTGCCTCATCAACACAAACTGTCTCAAATCCATCTTTATCTATAAGCAATCTGGCTTCTTTTGATAATAGTTTTACAGAATCAATTAATGCTTTAAAAACTGTTCCATCTATTTGTGCTGTAAATTTACTCATATACTCCTCCTTTTCTATTTTATAGTTTTAAATCTTTCTTTATACTACTTACTAGAAATATTAACTATATTTTTAAAATGAGATAAAATCCTAACATTATATCCTAATTCTTTCAATCTATCTTCAGCTCCTTCATCTCTATCTATTACCACAACAACGCTTGTAACTATTCCTTGATTATCCTCTACTGCGTGAATAGCATTCAATAAGGTTTGACCTGTTGCTGTTACATCCTCTATAATCTCTACTCTATCCCCTGGTTTTAATTCTCCTTCTATAATATTTCTTAATCCATACTCCTTTTTCTTCTTTCTAACTATAATATATGGTTTGTGTGTTAATAAAGAAAGACTAACTGCTAATGGAATGGATCCTATTTCAATACCAGCTATCCGATCATATTGATTTCTATCAAAACAACATACAATTTCATTTGTTATAGTATAAAGCAGATAAGGATCACATAAAAAACTATAATGATCAAGATAATTATTATCAATCTTACCTGATGATACCAAGAATGATCCATACTTCAAAACGTTATTATCTAATATTAATCTTTCTATCTTATTCATTTTGAATCCTCTGAATAAAATTGTCTGCTAAATCAACCCTATTTACTACCATTGCTTCTTTAAATCTCATTACATACTCCATTAAATCACTTAAAGGTTTAACTTCTCTTTTCACATTATCTTGATCTTTATATATCACTAATATTCTTTCATCCTTCAATACCAAAATTCTTGGTATAAATACAGAACTAATTATTTTAGCAAATGCATAGTTTTCAAGTTCTCTTACCTGACAAAGATATGGTAAACCCAGTACTAAATTCTTTTCTATTTCTCCTCTATTTAAAAACGTATACTTCCCATTTGGTAGCCTGCTCATTACTTTTCCATCTACATTCCTAAAGAATATTAACTCATATTGTTTATCAAATACATTCACTTTTTTTTCTTCTTTAATTTCTTCTTCAAAATTTATATTTTCTCCTATTCCTGACATTTATACACCTCTTTTAAATTTATACTCCTCTTTTATTAGGAGCCCATATCAATTTATGTAACTGATATGAAATTTTTATATTATCCTTTCTCAAATTCTTAACAAATTCTGCTATCACTTTCATATCACAACCAAACACAGGCGAGTAAATAACTGTGCAATCAATATCATTAAGATACTTTAAAGAATATTCCAAATCTTTCTCATCACATACTACAAACTTAACCTCGTCTCTATCAGTTAGTCTTCTAAGATTCCTATGTTCAAAATATTTTTCATTTCCTGAGCAAGGACATTTGATATCCATTGTATAGAATGCTTCAAGAGGTAAAGATTGTAATAATATAGATCCATTTGTCTCTATATCTATCGTAAACTGCATATAAGCTAATATTCTAACCAACTCATATATATCTTTTTGTAAAAGTGGCTCTCCTCCTGTTAATGTTACTCTTGGACAATTATATTTTTTTATCTCTTCTACTATCTCATCTACTGACATCTCTTTGCCTTCTTCTTTTGTTTGAGCATATTTAGTATCACAATATTTGCAGTTTAAATTACAACCACTAAACCTTACAAACACGGCTGATTTACCTTGTAATTTACCTTCTCCATTTATACTATAAAAAATCTCATTTACTAACATTTAGTATCTCCTTTATTCCTTCTTCTAATGTTATTTTACTTTTGAAACCTAATTCTTTCTCTGCTTTAGTTGTATCAGCCCATGTTCTATAAACATAGTCCTTTCCAAGCGGATTATTTTCATATTGTGGTTCTCTCCCTAATAAACAAGATAATTGATTAAAAGATGTTTCTACTCCACTTCCAACATTATATATTCCATTACCATGGTTAATCGCTAACATAAATGCTCTAACTACATCTTTTACATTTATAAAATCTCTGGTTTGAGAACCATCACCATACAACTTAAAATCTTTATTCTTTATCATTTGAGTTACTACATTAGCAAACCAATCTTTATGTTCTTCTCCTAACCCATATACTGAAAATAACCTAAGACCCACATAAGACTTCAAATTACTCTTCGCTTTATTTTCTAACTCATACCTTAATTTTGTATAGTTATCAAATGGAATTACTATCTCATCTTCTCTGTATGGTAACTCAGGAGAATTTTTATATAAAGAAGATGTAGATGCAAATATAAACCTACATCCTACTTCTCTGATATAATCTATAATTGTATCCATCTCATCCAATGAATGATTATATAAAATACTACCAGATACCCCTCTAAGAAGCATAGATGTAGATGGCATTCCAAGATGCATAACAACATCATATGTTTCATCAATAAGACTCTCCGTTATTCTATCATATACATTATTGGCCTCTTTCGGATCATTTGTTTTAAATATTTCTCTACAAGTTGTTCTATTATCAGTTATATCCACAATATATCCTTCTTTATTAAGTTCTTTTACTATCTCATATCCTATAAATCCTAATCCTCCTGTTACTAAAGCCTTTTTCATTTATGTTCCTCCCATCTTTTAATTAATATGTTTTCAAAGGCAAGATCAACTGTGTCCTTAGACAACAACTTCCTATTATATTTTTTATTTTCAAATTTATACAATTTAACAACTTCATCAAGTATCGTCTCCATAAGAATATCTGTTAAGTTAAATATCTCTTCAACTGCTTCCTTCTCTTTCCATATAATGCCCTTTTCTTTTAATTTATCTCTTACTATCTCTTTATGCACATACCTTTTGTTTTTGCCCTTCCACATTTATCCTCCATATTATATTTAAGAGAATTATCTACTTATCTACATTATACATTTTTCTATCCTTAAACTCTTGTTTCTTTCCAACATTCCAAAGAGATGTGGGACGATAATACCCAACTACTCTACTATAGACATCACATTCAGATCCACAAGTTGGACAAGTCTTATGTTCACCAAAAATATACTGATGACTTGGACAAATTGAAAACGTAGGAGTAATTGTAAAATATGGAATCTTAGATTTTGTAATAGTTTGTATCAACTTTCTAGCACCAATAGGAGCTACACTTTTCTCTCCTATGAATACATGGTGTGCAGTACCACCAGTATACACTTGTTGCAAATCTTCTTGATGTTTTAGAGCAAACCATAAATCATCTGTAAAATTAACTGGTAGATGAGTAGAGTTAGTTAGGTAAGGAGCTGTTTTAGTCCCACTTGTAATTATATCTTTGAACTCTTTTCTATCTATAAATGCTAATCTATATGACGCTCCTTCTGCCGGTGTTTCCTCAAGATTATATAATACTCCATCTTCTTTTTGAAATTC